TAACTAGGATTTCGTGATTTGCTTCTACCATATACAACCTCTCCTCATGACTGAGTTTTATCTCCTCGCTTATCAACTGAAAATTATTGAGCTCTATGGGGGTCGGCGTATGGTCATTTTCTACCCCCTGCCACCAGCTCTGAGGATGAAATACGAGTTCAAACATGATCTTCTGTTTGTGAACTGCACACACAGGAAAGTAGTGACGGTCTTCGACTTCCTTGCGGAGCTCCGTCTTTCCATATTTGCGTGAAAAGAAGAATGAGAGTGGAACTATAAACCTGTTTGAATATTGATAACTGGAGGGGGCGGAGATACCGGGTGTAAACTCCTGCGACATGTTTTGAAGCACCAAGTTACCCTTCTTGGATTGTGGATCCAGGTATAGAGACTCGTGTATCATCTCCCAGTCGTCAGTGATTTCTTCAACCTTGATGTCATCTACATACATCGTAATACTTTTAAGAAATCCACGACCAAGTGGGGTGGTGTAGTTTACGTGCTCCGTTTCCTTGGCCGGTAAATCAATTTTTAAATAGAGATTTGTGAGCAAGTCTCCCATGTTCTTAGGATCATACTCAACTTTGACAGTCTGGTTGAACGGCCATCCAGCCGCGCGACCTGGATTAAGAACGTTTTTCGTCTTATGAAACTTTCTAAATTCTGAATGTTTCTTCACATCTTGGTAATTAAAAAAAGTTTTCTCTGGGTCTTTGGATAACAAGTAAGTGTCCTGTTTTCCAAAAGCTTTCAAGGAAAGATTAGCAGCTTCACCCATACTTACTATTGTTTACATATTTTTAATATCATTCCTCCACATGTCCAAAAACCCCATGGCTTGCAGTTGAGCGAGTTCCCTCTCCAGTTTATCAGATTCATCGATGAGAGCTTTGACTCGTTCTTCTGTGTAGTCGATTGTTTTAATGTGCAGGAGGTAATCGTATGAACTGTCAACCTTGGGGAATGTCTGACCGATTTCGTGTTCGAGATCCTTTTTCTTCTTCTTGAAGACAACGATGTCACCGTCAACCACCTTCTTGACGAATTGGGCGCGGTAGGAACAAATGTCTGACCTCTTCTTCGTGCTTTCAATCAGATACGCCTTACGCTTAATGTAATACTCCACACGGAGATCAATAAAATCAGACAAGATTGACTCGGCGTTTTCATACTTGCAGATACCCTTGGTGGGATGGAAAAGATGCATGTTCGTGTCTCGGATAGTCTTTTGAAGTTTGAGATCCTTCACAATGTCCTTACCAACGTATCCTTGGATGAGAAAGTCGACAGACTCTGTGGTGCTGTTATTTGTGAAACTTCCAATCATCTTCTTCTCGACGAGGCTGTCCAAGTATTCCTTATAGTCCTGAGTCCACCTTCCGGGAGGAAGCTCCGTGACCTTGACGGTAGTTCCCACGACCTGCCAAACACCTTCAGTAACCCATCCTCCGGTTTCATCCTCAAAAACACGACCCTTAAAACCCTTAAACCAAGGTTTCATTTTCTTGAGTTCCTTACCAGACGTGAAGAGTAGAATATTTTCCCTAATGTCGTCGGGATTGAAGGGGGGAACGTAGCAGCTGAATCCCGTCCCGATTCCTTCAGTTCCATTGACCAGCACAGTGGGAATGACCGGCATGTAGAACTCGGGTTCGATTGAGCGCCCATCATCATCGAGATACGTGAGAACAGCGTCATCCTTGGGATCGAAGATCTTCCGTGTGTCATTAGACAACCGTGTAAAAATATACCTCGTCTGAGACGCGTCCTTACCACCCATCAAACGAGTTCCAAACTGACCACAGGGTTCGAGAAGATTGATGTTGTTTGATCCAGTGTAGTCGTTCGCCAACTTGACGATGGTCTCGGCGAGAGAAACTTCACCATGGTGATACGCACTCTTCTCGGCCACATACGCCGCGAGTTGCGCGACTTTCATCTCGTCCCGCAAATTCTTCTGAAAACAGGAAAACATCACCTTACGCTGGGAAGGTTTGAGACCATCAGCCACATGTGCGATGGAGCGCTTGAGATCAGCGAGACTGAAATTGACTAGATCCTTGTGGACAAAGTCAGTGATGGCCAACTGCTTCACGTTGCCGTAAGCCACCTCCAGTTCACCCGCTTCCTTAGCGGTGCTCTCGAGAAGCCACGTCTTTCTCGCATCCGCTTTCTTCTTGTCAAACGCGAGGATGATGGACTCATCGGTCATGGTGTCCACATCAAATTTGACGGTGAGATCTTGAATCTTCTTGAAATATTCACGTGCCTCGGCGCTGGTGCTGGTTCCCAAACCCTTGTAGTATTTGATTTTCCAACCAGATTTACCACTTCCATACCAAGACCGGAACGCTGAATCAGTGTAAAAAGACTTCGTCTCAGAACCCTTCGTAGCTTTGATGATAGGCGTGACCATGCTCACGACAAAGTTGAACTTGAGAAGAGATGGCCAAAAGTAGTGGAACATGTTGAGAATGAGACCCTTGATATGAGAACCATCGTTGTCCGCGTCAGTCATGATCATGAGGCGACCGTAGCGAAGCTCTGAAACATTGGTATACTCCTTACCTTGCTGGAGACCCAAAATCTTCTTGAGATCATTGAACTCCTGGTTAGAGGTGAGCTGTGCCACAGAGGAGTCCCTCACGTTCTTACACTTACCACGGAGAGGGAAAACACCATAATGGTCTCGACCCACCACCGAAAGACCCGCCACAGCCAAAGTCTTCGCAGAGTCACCCTCAGTGACGATCAGGGTGCACTTTCCCGATTGTGCCGTGCCAGCCTTGTTCGCGTCATCCAACTTGGGGATCCCAGTGATTTTGGACTTACGAGCACCATCCGTCTTCTTGAGTTCCTTCATCTCCTTGAATTTTGAGAGCGCTGTGAGTTCATCCGCGATACCAGTCTTGAGCGCGTTCTTCACAAAGTTCTTTGGAGGCTCAAACTTTGAACCAAAGTCAGCAGCCTTTGAGGTGCATTCAGACTTCACCTGACTCGAGAAGGTTGGGTTCTCGATGGTCGCCTTCACAAAGATGGTAAAGGCGTTCTTCACCTGTTGTGGCTTGAGCTTAATCTTCTTCGCCATGTCCTCGATGATCCCGTTGGCGATGAGGTTCGCCGCATGATCCACGTGGGTGCCACCTTTCATGGTGCAAATACCGTTGACGAAAGAGACTTGCTCGAGTCCGTTTTCAGATGGACCAATACAGACCGACCAACGGTCACCAGACACAGAGGCGACATCTTGGACGCCTTCATGCATCTTGGCATAGGCTTCAAAGTTCTGTTTGGGGAGAACGTCCCCATTGAACTTCACCTTGCAGTTTTGTGTTGTGCAGATGTTGGCATCCCAAACCCTCTTTTGGAAAATATTGTAGATGGTATCGTCCATCTTGGACATCCCAAACCTCTTCCACTCGGGTGTGAATGTAATGGAGACCGACGATGTGGCACCGGAATGTTTTTTGATTTTTGGGGGGTCACAGATGGTCATGTTCTTCGACCATTTTTGGGTATAGGTATGCTTTGTCTCATGATCCTTGATGATCACCGAGAAGTCGCTGGAATAAATATTGGCCAACTTGGCACCATAGCCGTTGCGACCACCCACGATGCGCTTTTGTGTGTCATCATAGTTGGTGCTCGTGAGAAGGTGACCAAAGACAAGTTCAGGGTTCCAGAGACCCTCTTTTTCATGCATGCGAACACCAATACCACCGAGGGGTCCGTTGTTCTCGATAGTCACCGAGCCCACATTCTTATCGATGCTGACAGAGATGGAACTAACCTGCTTGGGGTGGAGAGAGTTGCGGTCGATGGCGTTGACCAGGATTTCATCAAAAATTTTCAAGAGAGCTGGGGAATACTTGAGGTTCTTCTTCGTGAAGGTGGACCCATTGAGAATCCAGTAGGGTTCAGAACCCTGCTCGACTGGACCGACATACGAGTCAGGTCTCTTGAGAATGTGTTCGATGTGGGTGAGCTTTTGAACTGATTCCATGAATTTATTACAAATCTAATCTCTAACTTAGGTGCGATAACTTCTGGACATATGAAACATTTCGAGGGCGACTTCATCTGGATCAACATTAAAAAATTCACCGTTTGGTGCTCTATGGGAGGCAAAATGATTGTGTAACCGTCTTTCTAAATCCCTGGCATGTTCGGTTGTCGGCATGAGACGTGAATAATACACATGAAATCTTTCTGGAACACTAGAATTCAACACACCAAGTCTTTGGTTGACGTTTTGAGAAAAGCCAATTTTGACAGGTGCAAACGAAGGATTTGTGAGTGCATAAACAGTTGTAGGTGGCATTTAAATAAAGGACATAGAATTCTTTAAGCTATGTAGTGGATCTACTCACAGTCAACTTCAAGAGGTAGGAGACCAATGACCTCCATGGTGAGACCTTCTGTGAAAAGCCTGTGAGGCTCGGGCCCGTCAAGCCAGCACGGACATTCATTATCGTTGGCGTTACTAAGCATGTCTTCCATGGCAGATTGTCGCTCGGCCCACATATCTGAACGGTCTTGGTTAGCTTCTTCATCCCAGAAGTCTGACTCACTGGCAGCTACGGCTCGATCTTCACAGGAGTTCTTCGTCCCATGTGCAAAGAAGTACACGTAAAGTGTGTCAAGCCAGAACATGGTGATCTCGTCCCGTCTCGCTTGGCGCAGTGCGGGCCATCTACCCTTACTGCCACGGTTGAGCAAACCTGCCAGGTCGGTGAAATGATCTTTGACAGTGCCCACAGAGGGGGGAAGTTTCTTCACAACCGTGTCCATGTCTCGCGAGAGTTTGGGGGTTGCCAGTTGTAGGCGACCAAGGACCTTCAAGAAGTTCTGGAAAGCGGATGAGCGCTCTATAAGGGACTTGAAGACCCTTCGGCCGACAGTGTGGTCTCTGAGCCACGTACCGACGTCATTCTGGATTTCGAGGAGTGGACCCATAACCACGATTATTTTAAAAAAATGGAAAGCTGGGACGGGGTGAAAATTTTTCAGGTGGTCAGTTTCATTATTTGGCGCACAGGGGTGCCTGGCACGTGGGCCCGATCCGGGGTGTGTTTGTATGGGTATTTAGTCTAACCTGTAATTTTCGACGAAAATTTGGCAGGGTGTCGGGAGTTGCTTCCGGTGCGTGTGGAAGTGACGAACTTCGAAAAATCGTAGCTCCTTTTATTACCTTGATTTTCAAAATTCCTCATGTGGTACTATTGCACTAAAATGTTCCTACGAGTAACATTCCATGTATAAAATAACACGGTCTTCCTTTGAGGTATTTTCTGCCCAGTGAGGAACAACCGCACTAAATACGAGATGCTTGCCGTCTTCTTCGCTGATGTTTCCAAGTGTGTCATGATAGAGAGTGGAACCGGGTGGGCATTTGAGACCGAGGTGATACGTGAATTTGTACTTTTTACCTACGTGGTCGACATGTTTCTTCAGTTTCACACCACCTTTCATTAAGGAAAAGCCCGCGATGTGCACCCCACCTTCAATCTTGGAGAGAAGTTCGGAAGTTTTCGGACACATGCTACAATTTCCAGGGATGGGGGTGCCCTCCCAAATCAAAGGCCAACTTATCCATGAATCTTGGACATGGTCCTGACCACCCTTCAACCAACCACACCCACCATTCGCATACTTGGATATCACCTCATTCATCACCGGAGAACCCTCCCACGCACCAGTTGGTCGGGGAATATCGCTTATGTATAGGTCACGGGGGAGGGTGTCATACTCATCTCGTATGCATTTCCAGTAGGTCTTGAGGTCTTTTAATTCCATTTTATTTCTCAAGTGTGCCATCTTTAACTCTTTTCGCTGAAACTCACTGAGAAATTTTCTAACCTAAAATAAAGAGATGTACTTCTACTTTGTGGTGGCCATCTTTATATTGATTGTCATCGTGCAAAACAAATCTAGAGGTATTAGTCACTCCATCGATAAACTCGTCAGACAGTCTGCACGATACGCCACGGCCGCACAGCAAGACAAGTCCCCCATGATCGCAGTCTTACACGCCAACTACGCGGCGGCGTATTTATACGCACTCAAAGATATAGCCACCAACGCACAGATCCACAACGCCACTGGCATCGACGTGAAGAAGTTCACAGAACATATCGTCAATGTCCAAGACTTTGTCACGAAGAAGACGAGTGAGAGTTGTCCGGAATTTGTTGGTCAGGTCGATGTGTATCTCGCAGAAATTGGAGGTGAAGCTTGAGCACCTAAGTTGATCATATTTTTGTAAAAATCTAAGTTCTTCAAAATGGAAGTCATCCGTGACGAAGTCTGGCAGAAATGTCTCGCTGATGCGATGAAGATGTATCGCATCAGCGAACCAAATGATAAGTGTTACAACTTAGCAGATGCAACGTGGAAGTGTAAAATGTCCTACAAAAAGCACGAGATGAAGAAGAATGAGCGAAAGGTGGTCGTCATTGACAAGCCCCCCGAAACCAAAAGTGCACAGCGCACGACGAACAAAACCTGCGCCGCTATGACTATGGCTGGTAAGCCCTGTTCGTTTAAGGCTGTGTGCGGTGATTTCTGTAAGAAACACAGGATCGACAAGAATGAGATGGGAGTCAAAATTAAAATCCAGGGGTAGTATAGAACAATGTTAGATCAGGATAGTCTTAGACCTGTTATAATTTCAATGGCTCTTTACATCACTGTGTGCACCCTCGTCCCGATACTTTTCAAGAAGCCTACTGGCGTCCAAGTCATTGATGACATCACTCTCTCGATCATTCGTCAAAAGGAAATGTTAATGAGTGGCACCATCATTGTCGGTCTCATTACCCTTGGAACCAATTATATTCACGATGAACTCATTTAAAACATTCTCCCTTCCAACCAGAGCCCTTGTGTGCGTGTGATCCATGACGCGCACCCGCTTTTCATACGCGTCCCTCATGAACCCTAAAAGTTGATCAAAGTTTGGTTTCCCCCATTCCATACCCTTTTGGAAGAGGAAATCATCTTGCTCCAACTTTTCGAGTTCACAGTCGATGAGATATGGTGTCTTGATGTATTCGGGCGCGCCCCCATAATTTGTGATGATGACCGGCTTATCGCGCATAGCCGCTTCCACCGCACCCATACCAACACCCTCAGAGTGCGAGAAACTCACATAACAATCTGAGGTGTTATGAATCTCGTCCAACTTTTCCTCAGATACTAGACCGTTGATGACTTCAATACGAGGAAATTGAATATCGATGTTCTGATTACACGTGGCTTTCACGACCAGGCGTGTATTGGGTTCATTTAAGCGCACGAACGCTCTCACGACTTCCGTAAAGTTTTTACGCGGGTCCATCACATTTCCTATATGGTAGAAAACGTAGGGTTTCTCCTTTGGGGGTGGGATGTATGCGTGAATCACATAAAAGTCGTTCTTTGGGAACTGCCGTGAGAATACCTTCTTACAAAATTCACTCGGGACCGCGACCCGTTTAAATTCTTCCATGATGAGACCATAATCCGCGTGCACCGTTTCCGTTTCGCACACCGTCATACAGGCCAGGTTTTTGACGCGGGATCGTATGTAGTCGATATGTTTCAAATGCTCGTGAATTGGAAGGAGAAAAATGAGAGCATGATCCACATCTGGGAGTTGACTACCGATTAGGAAATAATCACAGTTGAACATCTTGGCATACTTCTTCGCGTGTTGACCAATCCCACTCAGTAACGCGGGGCCGATGATGATCATTAGGTTAAAAACAAATCTTGTTTTTATATATAGTACCATGAGTTCTCTCCGTGAAGAAATTCTCCAGGAAATGCAAACCCCCCGTGTAGACAAGAAACGCCTCTTTGATCTCCTTTTGAAGGTTGTGGACAACGGTGGTGGTGCGGGGGGTGTTGGTCCCCAGGGTCCCCCCGGCCCCGCTGGCCCCGCTGGCCCCTCCGGCCCCGCTGGCGAGTGCAAGTGCAAGTGTGAGACGGCCGCCAAGAAGCCTGCCACTGCTACGAAAAAGACCGGTGCCACCACCAAGAAGAAGACTGTGGCGCAGTAAACAGTTA